TCATGATAGAGCGCCGCGACAAGTCCGAGGCGAATCAGGTCAAGCGCGAGACGGCGACTCAGTCCAACATCGTCAAGCTGCTGCTGGCCGACAAGGAAGATCAGCACGAGAACATCAAGCTGTACGCCGGCCATCTGGCCGCCAAGGATCAGGCCGAGCATCAGGCGCAGTTGCAGGCGCAGCAGGCCGCCATGCAGCCGCAACAGGCACCGAAACCGGCATAAGGAGAGGGTATGCCACGACACATAGACCCAGACGAGCCGCTGGTCCGCACGGCGGTGTTTGGCAAGCAGGTGGAGGACTTTCTGACGTCCGACATCGGCGATTACCTGCTGCAAAAGGCCAAAAACGACGAGCAGACGGCCATTGAGGAGCTAATTTCGGGTGTCGGCGTCCTTGAGGACCGCCAGATTCGCGAGATTCGCAGTCGGATCTACTGGGCGCGCAATTTCACGCAATGGCTAGGCCATGCCGTGGACATGGGGCGTCAATCGTTGGAAATGCTGAAGGAGGATGAATAATGGCTGAACAAATGACCGATGAAGAAGCCCGCGCCAAGCGTGAGGCCGAAGCTCGAGCTGCCAACAAACAGCGCAACGACGAGCGTCTGGAGCGTCTAAACGCCATCGCCAACCAGGCTGACGAGAAAAAGTCGGCTGACGGCATGGAAGATCTGGAAGACGAGGCGTGGACCGAGCAGGGCCCCCGCCGCGAACGCGAGACTGAGCAGGATGACGGCACGATTGTGGCCGAAGCCGAGCAGCAGGACCGCGATCTGGACGAAGCCCGCGCTGCCGGCGCTGACGACGTCCGTGTCACCAACGGCGAGACCTACTACCGCCTGATCGTCAACGGTCAGGAGCGGTGGCTGACGCTCCAGCAGCTGCGCGAGAACGCTTCAAAAGTCTCCGCAGCGGACGAATACTTGCGTTCGGCTAAGGAACTTGTTAAAAATAACCTCACCGCTGCTCCATCCCACAGGGACGAGCCGGCGAGCACGGATCGAGGCCGTGTGCGCGAACTGCTCAACCGCGCGATTATGGGTGAGCAAGAGGCGATTGACGAGTTGGCACAGGCCATTGAGCGACCATCCGCCACGGCGGACGTTGCGAGACTTGTGGACGAGCGCGTTGATGGTCGGTTGACGTTTCGCGAAGCCGTTAATTGGTTTGACAAGGAATATTCGGCAGAGCTATCGGATCCCCGCTTGAAGGAATACATGGTCTGGAAGGACTCGCAGTTAGCGCAGGCCAACCCGGACATGGACTTCAAGGAGCGACTCCGCCAGGTTGGCGAAGAAGCGCGGGCATTACGAGGCCGACCGAGTGCGCCAGCTGCTGATCCGCAGCGTCGAGCCGACAAAGAGCAGCGCAAGGCGTCAGTTCGGTCGATTCCGGTGGCCGGTGGACGGCAATTGGATGAGGCCGAAGAGGACGAGAATGAGACGTATGAGATGTCCATCGCCAAGATGGCACAGCTCCGCGGTCAAGCTCGCCCTATCGTGCATCGACGTTAAAAACCTCGTCATGGTGGCGAGGCCAACACTAGGAGTCTCGCCACATGGCAGGTCAAGTTTGGGCTGTTAACAGCCTCGGCGGCTACCTCTACAGCCGTCAGCTCTCGAACGTACTGCGCGCTAACGTGCAGCCTCTCGTCAAGTTCCGTCAGTTCGCTGACGTTCATGACATTTCTCAGCAGGGCAAGAAGAAGGGTGACACCTTCACGTGGGACGTGTTCTCGGACGTGTCGGCGGCTGGCGCCGTCCTCGTTGAAACGAACACGATGCCGGAAACCAACTTCACGATTGTGCAGGGTACCCTGACGGTCACAGAAGCTGGCAACAGCGTTCCGTACTCGGGCAAGCTCGACAACCTGTCGAAGTTCCCGGTTGAGGACGTCATCAAGAAGGTGCTCAAGAACGATTGCGTCAAGTACCTTGACCGCGCCGCGTGGACGCAGTTCAACCAGACCCTCTTGCGCGCCATCCCGACGGGCGGTACCTCGGCGACTGCGGTCACGCTGTACACGAACGGCACGGTCACCGGCACGAACTCCATTGCGTTCAGCAACGCCCACGCCAAGGCGATTGTGGACGCGATGAAGGAGCGCAATATCCCGGCGTACATCGCGGACGATTACTACGCGATTGCATGGCCGACGACGCTGCGTACCCTCAAGAACAACCTTGAGACGATCCACCAGTACTCCGACACAGGTTTTAACCTGATTATGAACGGAGAAATTGGCCGATACGAAAATACACGTTACGTGGAGCAGACTTCAATTTCTAAAGGTACCGGCACAGACGGTATCACCACAAACGCGTGGACCAACGGTCAATCCGACTGGATCTTCTTCTTCGGTAACGACACGGTGGCCGAAGCCATCGCGGTTCCCGAGGAAATGCGCGGCAAGATTCCGACCGACTACGGTCGCAGCAAGGGCATCGCCTGGTACTACCTCGGCGGTTTCGGCATCGTCCACACGGCTGCGATTAACACCCGCATCGTGAAGTGGGACTCGCAGGCCTAAGGAGCTATAGCAATGTCACTTCAGAATACGACCAAAAATATGGCCTACGACAACCCCGCCTACATCGCGCGTGGCAATTTCGCCACCGTGATGACGGCGGGTTCGGGCGGCGTCTCGGGCAAGTTCGTGGCACACGCCAACATGCTGTTGTTCGGGCTCAACGCCTATACAACCACGGCTGGCACCTCGACCTACACGGCGACCCAGTACTACAACTACGCGGGTTCCTCAACCGCGGCCACCGTCCACGTGAACGCGTCGCAGCTCTCGCTGATCCGCATCACCAACACGGCCTCCGCCGGCGTCGCGCCGTCCCTGTCGACCTCCACGATCGGTCCTTTCTACGTCGACACGCTGTTTGCGAACGGCACGGCGACGGGTCAGATCGGTGCGGTGGCGCAGGTGGCGCTCAACACGTCCACGGGTTCGGCGGGTCTGAACGGCCTCGCCATCAACCAGGGCGATCAGATCTACGTTGTGAACGGCACGGACACGTCGTCGGTCAATCTCATCACGATTGACTACTCGGTTCTGCCGCTCGCTAACGTGGTCGCCTAAGGAGAAACGTATGCCTAAGATCACTCAGCCGGGTCGGAAGATGTACGAAACGCCGCAGGTCACCCCGGACCAGATGGCGACCGAAATGTACGGCGGCGAAGCGCCGTCGCACACGGACGTCATCAAGTCGGCCAACGCTCGCGCGCAGAAGCGTCACGAAATGAAGGGTCAGCACGTTGCGGACGTTGAGGTGCTGCCGGACAGCGCCGAGCTGGTTCACAACGAAATGGTCGGCGTCCGTAACTCGGGATACCTCGTCAAGAAGGGTCTGGAGTACGGCGTCAACGCGTTCTACAACTCGTTGCCGCCGGGCATGGACATTGAAGATCAGGAAGTCTCGGACATCCGCAAGATGGACGTGTACGCCTACCAAGGCGGCCTTGGCTATCCGGGCGATGGTTGGGTCTACCGCAGCGCGGGTTCCATGATGCCTAAGACGAAGGACATGGGCCGCGTTGCGGAAACCAATTACATGGGCCGCAAGAAAGTCTGACCTAGGAGCCAGTTATGCCGAAGATCGTGCAAGAGAAGTTCCAGGTTAACTACCCGGACAAACAGTCAAGCGCAGAAAATCAGCATGGCTGGCTGACCGACATGGAAGCTCGGTCAAAGAAGATGATGCCCGGCCGCGAAGGTGTGCCGGGCGGGGACGCGGCGTCGCGTTTTATGAACAACGCCGCGTTCTTTAACAGCCTGCCCCCGGGCATGGACATTGAAGATCAGGAAGTGGTCGACATCCGCCGCATGGGTATCAACGTGTCGGGCAACATGCCGACCGAGTACGCTCGAGGCGATTTGACGAACAACGAGTTGACCGCGCAATCGTTGCGCGTCGGCTTTAGCAAGAAAAAGTTGCTACAAACGGACGATGAATACACGAGAGAGCACAACGATGCCTTCTACGATAACGTCGGTGGGTTTATAGAAAGGAACAATTACCTCGATCGTTTGTAGATATTGGGCGCGTGAATTCATCGCTCTTTACACTTAAGGCGTAATCATGGCAGGCTCTACACTCATCCAGACATTTCCCGCCAACGTCCAGTCGCCGGTGGGCATCTGTTCCATCGACCCGACGTCGGGCTTGGTCTATTCCCCGGGTTGCTCGAACTACACGCCACTCAGCACCGCGGGCACGGCTACCATCGACAACTCGAGTGGCGGCATCCTGTACGGCTTCAATGCCATCAGCACCGGCACGAGCTGGACGATCACGGCGTATGACGTGTACGTGCAGGGTACGGCGACTAACACCAACCAGTTGATCGCCACGCAAACGGCAGCGGCGACGGGCTTTCAGGGCAACCCGGGATCGGGTGGCACGGGCGTCCGTTACAATGGTAGCCTTGTGGTGGTCACGACCGGAACTCCCGGTCTGTGGAACGTACTTTGGGACTGATAGGGAGAGGACATG